GATCAGCGCGGCCATCCGGTCCGCGGTCGTCCGCGCGAGACGGTTGATCGACGTGCTGCTGTTCGTCGTCGCCGCGCTGATCCGCCGGTGGAGCCGGGTAGCTGCGTCGCCCGCCTGGTTGAACGTGCGGGACAGCTGGTCGCGGCCCTGCAGGATGAAGTTCATGCGCCGGTCGGCCACGGCTACTCGCCTCCTGCCTGCTGGTCTGCGATGTCACGGTCGAGCCAGCGGACCAGCTGCTCGAAGTCCTCGACCAGCTGTCGGTCGACGACGTCCGGCGGCATGTTCAGCCGGCAGGCGAAGAGTCCGAGGTACTCGGCTCGCTGCTCGTCGATTCCGGGCTGCTCTCCAGCGGGGACAGCTGGCTGCTCTCCTCGAGGGCCGACTCCTCGGCGGAGTCTTTTGGGTCCTCGGCCAGTTCCTTGATCGTGGCCTCAGCATGCTCACGGTCGAGGGCCGCGTCCGGCAGGTTCCGCAGCGCGTGCGCGATCTGCTCGCCGGTCACGTCCGGGTCCTTCGAGGCGATGGCCACCGCCTCGGTCACGTAGGCGACGACCTCGGGCCTGTCGAGGCGGGTGACCATGTCGTCCACGCCGGGGTCGAACTCGCCGAACCGCAGGCTCGGCTGGCTGCGCTTCTTGATGACCCACACGATGCCGCGCATCGCGTCCAGGTCCTCGTTGCTCAGACCCTCCTTGATCTCGGGCCACTTCATGTCGATGGTGCGCGAGACGATCGACACCTCGGACACCTTCAGGGAGCGGGCGTCGTAGTGCTCGGGCTCGCCGCCGGCGGGGGTGTAGACGATGATCAACGCGGGCTCCTAGAGACTGTTCTGCACGTCGTCGACGATGCGGGCGACCTCGTGCTCCATACGCTTGGTGTGGCGGGCGACGGTCTTGTCCCACCACAGAGGGGTCGTCCACTGGTTGACCCACCGTTTTCTGTTGCCGAAGACCTTGTGCCGGATCCTGCCGGTCGGGTTGTTCATGACCAGCGGCATGGTCTTCAGGTCCTTCGGCAGAGCAGCGCCGTCCACCCACACCCGGGCTCCGGGCGAGCCGGTGGTCCGCACCGAGATGCGGACCGCCTGCGCGATCGTGTCCCGCAGGGGCCGGGTCGTCGGGGACGGCCCGCCCCGGCTGCCGGCCTTGCGCGGCTCGGCCTGGATCGGCAGGGATCGGATCGTGGCCTGCATGTCGCTCTTGAGCGGCTCGGCAGCACGGCGGATCCGGCGGGTGAAGTTGGCCTTCACCCGCGGGCCGCCGGCCGCCTTCAGCTTCCGGGACAGCGTGAGGAGCTGCCCGGTGCCGGTGATCTGAACGCTGCGGACCACGGCCCCTCCTCGGTCAGAGAGTGACGTCGGTGGACAGGTACTCGATGGCGACCTGGTTCGTGCCGTCGTACAGCGCGGTGAAGTTGAACGTGGGTTTGACGACTTCGTAACCGTCGACCGTGGGCGGGGCGTCGTCGACCTTGATGGCCGGGAGCTTCACCCGGAACGTCTCGTTGTACGTGGTCTCGATGACGGAGCCGATGAACTCCCACACCAAGCTGGTCGCGCCGTCGCTGGTGTGCAGGTCGTCGACGGTGGTGGCGACGTAGTCCATCTCCAGCGACCCGGTGATCTTCGTCAGGTCGTTGAGGATGGGCTGCGCCTTCAGCGCGCTCTGGTTCGCGTAGAACCGGTCCACAGCGGCCGGGCGCTCGATCTTCACGGTGACCTTGCGGACGCCGTCCAGTGCGGTCTCCGCGCCGAACTCGCCGGCCTTCAGCCCCATCTGCCCGAAGTGGAACGGAGAGCGCACTGGGTAGCTGGCGACTGCCAGGGTCTGGGTCTCGTCGCAGTCCCTGCCGTCGATCTCCAGCGTGCACATCAGCATGCCGCCGACCTCGCAGGAGAACTCCGCGCTGATGACCTTGCAGCCGACGAACGTCTTGTCGGTGACGACCCCGGTGGTGAGCGGGACGCCCTTCTGGATCGTCAGACTCTTGCCGAAGTTGTCGGCAAGGGTGTGGGTTTGGAGGTAGGCCGTGGTGGCCTCCTGCTGGACCGGGGTCACGGTCGTGCCCATCAGTGCCTGGAGCAGCAGGCCGAAGCCCTTGTTGGGGACCTCGAGGTCGAACCCGCCGGATGCCTCCCGCTGGGTGACCACGCGCCGGTCCGACAGCGCCAGCAGCCGTCCGGCCGCGATGCCCGCCGACTGTGCGGTGGTCTTCTTGAGGACCAGCGATTCCTTGTTGAACTCGGGGAACTGGGTGGGCGCCGCATAGGTGCCGTAGGTCGTTTCGGCTGCGATGCCGATCTGTGCACCGAGCCCGGATCCGATCGCCATGGATCAGTCCTCCTTCTGCGACGGCTTCGCCGCGGTCTTCCGGGCCGCGGCCGCGCGGGCGCCGGGCTCTTCCACCGACTCCCATGTGCCGGGCTGGCACGCGTAGCCGTCGAACCTGTGGTCCGGAACCTCGATGACCTCGTCGGGCTGGACCGCTCGCTCCCCGAGCTCCGGCACGGTGACCGGCTCCGGGCCGATGAGACGCACACGCGCCATGGCAGTTCTCCTGAAAGTGGTGGGTGGTCAGATACGGGCGTGGCAGGCGACCGTGAACGGCAGGCCCGCGATCGCGCCCTGGTCCTGGTCCTGGATCAGGCTTCCGGCCGTGAGGTGCGCCCACTGGACGGTGCCGTTCAGCGTGGGCGCCTCGGGCGCTGCGTCCGTCGCGCGCAGCGCGTTCTCGACTTCGCCGAGGATCGCGAACACGCGGGCCCGGCGCAGGGCCATGTCCTTGTCTCCGGCGCGGGACTCGGCGTAGCAGGCGATGGCGAAGTTTTCGTCGCGGGTCCGCGCCCCGGCCGCGTTGAAGTTCTGCACCAGGTCGACAGCCGCCTCAGCGCCCGGCTGCCAACCGATGTAGAGGCGGTGCCGCTCGGTGAGGTTCACCGCCGCGGGGCCGTCCACGATGCGCACGTCCGCCAGGCCGGGCGCGGCCCGCAGGATCGTGAGCAGCGCGTCGACCGCCGCGGGCACCCGGGAGATGGTCGCCATCTACGCCACCCCCGGCGGAACCTTGTACGGCTCGAGCAGCTGCAGCACCCGATACGGGATGGCGTAGCCGAAGCCGGGGATCGGCTCGGTGACGGAGACATCGTCGCCGCCGCCGACCGACCCGCGGGCCGCGCCGTACTGGGTGCGCCACAGATGCTGGAGCAGCATCAGCGCGGCGAGCTGGATGGTGTCCGGCACCGTGGCCCCCCGGCCAGCGGTGTAGACGACCGTCCAGGGGCCGCCGTAGAAGCTGCCGCCGTCCAGGCGCCGGACGACTGCGGAGTCCCCGTCCAGGGCCACGTCGGCCACGTCGATGGCGAGACCGCCGGTCAGCACCGGGGTGATCGACGTCAGCGACACAGCCGGCGCCTGGGTCAGAGCGAGCAGTGGGCCGCGGCTGTTCACCACCTCGGTCACCGTGCGGTTCTCCACCGGGCCGGTGTGCCGCTCGATCGCCGAGGTGAGCGCGCCGATGTAGAGCTGGAGCTCGGTGTCGTGCGACGCCGTCTCAAGGTCCAGCTGGGCTTTCGCCTGCTCGAGGGTGATCAGCGCCATGGCGGCACACCTCCCTGTCAGGGTCCGGGCTTGGCGCCGGCGCGCTTCAGCTCGGCGTCGACGGCGCCGGCCCGTTCCTTGCGGCCGGACCGCGCGTAACCTTCGCGTTCGCGGCGCAGCGCCTGGACGTAGGCCGACTCGGGCGGCTTGCTGCCGGCGTTCTCCGCCGGGCGCTGGCCGTCCTCCGGCGTCTCGAGCGGAACGGCCTTGGCTTCGGGGGACTCGGTCGGTGTCTGGTCGACGGCCGTCTCGTCGGCGGGCTTGCGGGTACGAGGGGGCATTGCTCTCTCCTCCCGGCCGGTGCCGGGCAACACATGGCTGCCCGGCACCGGGGCGGATCAGAACGTCGGGGTGATCAGTCCGGTGCCGGAGATGACGGCGATGGACTTCGGGTACCGCTCCGAGTGCAGGGCGGCGTAGTTGAAGAACCGCAGCAGCACAGACAGCTGGTCGGCCTTCGTCTCCCGGAACACCTCGGCCCGCGGCGAGCCCTCGAAAAGGATCACGTCGTCGGCGCGCAGGATGATGACCCGGTCCTCGTTGGTGCCCGTCCCCAGGTTGGTGGGGATGTTCGGGTCGACGTAGACCGGCAGGCCCTGCATGGTGCCGACGAAGCCCTCGGAGTTGACGCCGTCCATCGAGGCCAGCGCGTTCTGCGGCATGTTCGCGACCGGCACCACCAGCGGGCGCCCCTGGGTGTCGACCTGCGCGGTGAGCCAGGCCCACCGGCGCGGGTGCATCAGGATCGTGTCCGCCGGCATCAGCCGGTTGGTGTGGATGAGCTGGATGCCGTCGGCGACCTTCGGGTACATCTCGGCCACCGTCGGGTCGGCGTCCGTGTACGTGACGGCGTTGATGCCCGTCACGTTGAGCAGGCCGCGCTTGTTCGCCGCGTTGTTGTTCAGGACGAACGTGTCGAGGCGGACTGCGTAGTCGGCGGCCAGGTCGGCGAGCAGGATGTCATCCACGTTGATGGGCGACTGGTCGAGCAGCTGCTGCGGCACAACCTGCTGACCGGCGATCGTGGCGACGGACGCCGTCACGCTGGTGAGCGTGGCGTCGGTTTCCTCCACCGCGGTGTTCTGCGTCGCCTGCTCGGCGGTCGCGGTACCGGAGGAGACCTTGGGCAGGCTGATGGAGTCGGTGCCCGCAGGCAGCGGCTGGTGGCGCACCCGGTCGGCGGTGATGCGGCCGGCGCGGGCGAGGGCCACGTAGTCGTTGACCATCCACAGCGGGGGCACGAACTCGCCCATGGATCCGTCGGTGGTGGTGACGGCGCGCTTCTCCATGACCTCACGGTCGTTGCGCTGAAGCCGCTCGGCGGCCTGGCGGTCGCCCTTCTCCGTGGCCCGGTACAGGTCGCGGAAGTACGACTGGCTGCCGCCCTTGCGGTACGTCTCCGGCTCCGAGGTGACGGTCACGCGCTCGCGGCGCTCCCCGGCCTGGCGGTGCTCGGCGAGGATCTGAGCGGCGCGCTGCTCCCGCTTCTCGTCCTCCTCGAGGTCCTTGATCCGGCCGGACAGTTCCTCGATCTCGGCGTCCTTGGCCTTGACCGCGTCCCGCTTCTCAGCGAAGCGGGCGGCCTCCTCGTCGGTGAGGTTGTCCTTGTCCGAGCGCGCCTCGAGGACGGAGTCCATCTCGGTCTTCAGCGCGGCCCGGGCTTCGAGCGCTGCTGTCATCTGCTTACGCAGGTAGGCGAGCATGGCTCGCTCCCTTCATGAGTGGTGGTGTGGGTCGCGCCTGCGGATCCGTTCGGGTGGTGGTCCAGGTGGTGGCGCTTGCGGGCATGCCGCGGAGCGCTCCGGCGTGGACTCCGGCGCGTCGGGTGATGCAGGCGGGGGAACGGCTACAGGGCCAGTGCGTCGGCCTGTGCCTGGTACAGGGCCAGCGGGTGGCGGGCCGCCGCGGGGGCGGGCTCCAGTCGCCGCTGCAGGCGCTCGTACAGCGCCCGTGCGTCCGCCTCGTCGAGGCGGTCGAAGTCGGCGGCGCGCATCGCGGCACCGACCG